ATACAGACTAATCTATGAAAGCAATCAACCTTGGATGCTTAGTGCTAATGGCACAATCTTCACTTATGAAAAAGAAGGTATCATTCCCGGCTTGCTAAAACGTTGGTATGCTGAACGTAAAGAGATGCAGGCCAAATTAAAAGAGTGTATTGCGGCTGGTAACAAAGTTGAAGAAGAGTATTGGGACAAACGCCAACTAGTTAAGAAGATTAACTTGAACAGTTTGTATGGTGCTATTCTTAATGCTGGTTGTAGGTTCTTTGACAAGCGTATTGGACAATCGACTACATTGACAGGTCGTCAAATTGTTAAGCACATGGCTGGCAAGGTTAATGAAATTGTAGCAGGAGAATATGACTACCGAGGTAAGGCAATTATCTATGGTGATACAGACTCATGTTATTTTTCAGCATATAAGACATTACAGAAAGACATCGATGCTGGCAATATTCCGTGGACTAAGGAAACAGTAATTAACTTATATGACCAAATTGCAGATGAGGTTAATACTACATTCCCACAGTTTATGCTGGACACATTCCACTGTCCTAAATCGCGCGGTGAAGTTATCAAAGCAGGACGTGAAATCGTTGGATCAAAAGCATTGTTCATTACTAAGAAACGCTATGCTGTCTTGTATTACGATAAAGAAGGCAAACGATCTGATGTAGATGGTAAACCTGGTAAAATCAAGGCCATGGGGTTAGATCTAAAACGCAGTGATACTCCGGAGTTTATTCAAAACTTTCTAAGTGACGTTCTCGAAATGGTCTTAACTGGTAAAGAAGAACAATCAGTATTAGATGCTATCAGCGAATTTAGAAGTTTGTTTAAGGCTCGCCCTGGTTGGGAGAAAGGCAGTCCTAAACGTGCTAACAAAATTACCGAGTATCAAGCTAAAGAAGTTAAAGCAGGTAAAGCTAACATGCCCGGGCACGTTCGAGCGAGTATCAACTGGAATACACTCAAGCGTATGATGGGAGACAAATATTCAATGGCTGTTACAGATGGTGCCAAGGTTATTGTTTGTAAACTCAAACAAAACCCAATGGGCTTTACTAGTGTCGCATATCCTGTAGATGAGCTACGTCTTCCACAATGGTTTAAAGACTTACCATTTGATCATGCAGAAATGGAACAGACTATTATTGACAACAAGTTAGACAACTTGATCGGTGTGCTACGTTGGGACATCACTAGTACAGAAGAAAAAAATACATTTAATAACCTATTTGAGTTCTAATATGAAAAAAATAATTATTGCAGGATACGGATTTGTTGGTAAGGCTGTACTTAATACTCTCAAATCAAATTATAATTGTATCGTTGTTGATCCAAAATATACCAACACTGAAATATCGCACCATCCAGATGCTGACGGTATTATCATATGTGTTGGTACTCCAACTACAGAAGATGGCGTTTGTGATGTTAGTAGTATTGCCAGCGTATTAGATTCAGTACCGACGACAATACCTGTGCTGATTAAAAGCACAGTCATACCATCAACACTTGTTGAATTAGAAAACTCATACTCAGAACATTCAATTGTATATAGTCCAGAGTTTTTACGTGCCAAAACTGCTGATTTTGATTTTGCTAATCAAACGTCTGTAATACTCGGTGGGGAAGATTTAAACGGGTTCTGGCATGAACTGTTTATTCCAGTATTGCCTAAATGCAAGATGTATTTTAAATGCAGTACAATCGAAGCGGCAACTATCAAATATACTGTTAACTCATTCTTAGCCACTAAGGTTGCGTTCTTTAACAGTATATTTGATCTATGCCAACAAAATGGATCTGATTATGATATAATCAGACAAATCATTACACATGATCCTAGGATTGGCAATAGTCATACCCTAGTTCCTGGAGTAGATGGCGAACGTGGTTTTGGTGGGCATTGCTTTCCAAAAGATACGCAAGCCTTTATAAAATATGCCAACGGCCTAAATACACCATTAGATATTTTGGAAACTGCTGTTGAATATAACAAAAAGGTAAGAAAAGTTCTTGACCTTTAAGAAAAATCTAAGTATAATCATTAAACACGGAGAATCATATGAAAGACATTTTACAAGACTTGGTAGCACATACACACGCACTGGGGTGCATTCCTTTAGTTAAGATCAGTTCTACTGACGAAGAAACATCGATTGAAGCAATGGCTGAAGATCGTTCAGTAATCGTTAACGCAAAAACACTTGCGCCAGTTGATCAATTTGTTGGTATTTTTGGCATGCCTAATCTAAATAAATTAGACATTCACTTGAAGTGCCCAGAATACAAAGAAGGCGCAAACATTAGTGTTGTCAAGGCACAACGCAATGGCGAAGAAATCCCAACAGGATTGCATTTTAAAAATGCCGCTGGTGATTTCCAAAACGATTACCGTTTTATGAACACTGACATTATTAATGAAAAATTAAAATCAGTTAAGTTCAAAGGTGCAAAGTGGGAAATTGAATTCGAACCACAAGTTACTAGTATTCAAAAGTTAAAGTTTCAAGCACAAGCACACAGTGAAGAAACTGTATTCCAAGTTAAGACAGACAACAACGATTTAGTTTTTAGCTTCGGTGATGCAAGCACACACGCCGGTAGTTTTGTTTTTGAAGCAGGTATTACAGGCAAACTAAAGCAAGAATGGGCATGGCCAGTTAATCAGGTTATGAGTATCCTAGCACTAGCAGGCGACAAGACTGTACGTATCAGTGATGCAGGTGCCATGCAAATTACAGTTAATTCCGGGCTGGCAGAATACAACTATATTCTTCCAGCGCAGAGCAAATAATTATGAACTTTATACTAGATTATATTAAATCGCATCTTCCTCAAATGGAAATGATAGGGGTAATCATGCGTATCATTAGTTTTAGTTTAGTATCGTGGTTAGGGCCAGCAAGTCCGTTTATGTTTGTATGGATCTTTAATACTATTGATGCTATATTATTAACATACTGTGCTAAGATTAGAAAAGATCCAGCTTATACATTACTAAATAGTTTTTGGATTTTAGTTGGTATAATTGGCATTGCTAGAGCCGGTGGTTGGATATAAATGAATAAAAACTTAACAGCAACACAAAACGACTACGCATACTTCTTGCCAGCAACATCGGGGTTCTATAGTACGTTTATCGGAAAACAACGATATGGCAATTATGTAGACCCTGCACGGTTGCCTGCTAGTTTTACCAACGGCGTAGAAGGATTGAATTATCTAGAACCTGATAAAGGTATGTTTTACTTCGATCATTGTTTATATTCAGCAGGACATGCTAACTTAGATCTAACTAAGCCAGATGAAACTGAAGACATGTTCCGTAAAAGAGATCGTAGCACTAGTTGGGTGTTAGGTGACTCAGGAGGTTTCCAGATTGGTAAAGGTGTGTGGGCAGGTGAATGGAAAGATCCGGATGGTCCGGAAGTGCTGGCTAAACTACAAGAATGTATTGCCAAAGGTATTGAATTGATACCTGTATTCGATGCTAGTGGCACACAGAAAGTAGATAAGAACGGAAATCCAAAGTTTACTAAATTTGACCATGTTAAAGATTACACCGCTAAATTAGAAGCCGCACAGAAAAAACGTGAGCAAGTATTGACTTGGATGGATGCCTTAATGGACTACGGCATGGTGCTTGATATTCCAGCGTGGGTGGAACGTAGCGAAGTTGGCAAGGCAGCAACTGGCATTGAAAGTTATGATCAAGCAGTTAATGCAACAAAATATAACAACGAATATTTTATCAAGCATCGAAATGGTAATTGTAAATTCTTAAACGTCTTGCAAGGTGAGACACATACTCAAGCCGATGATTGGTATAGCAAAATGAAAGATTTTTGCGATACTAAGATCTACGGCGACAAAGCATTCAATGGCTGGGCCATGGGTGGACAAAATATGTGTGACGTAGAATTAGTTCTAAAAAGATTAGTGGCATTGCGATTTGACGGACTCCTTGAAAAGGGTCAACATGATTGGATGCACTTCCTGGGCACCTCTAAGTTAGAGTGGGCAACTTTATTAACTGATATCCAACGATCTGTAAGGAAATACCATAATGAAAACTTTACCATCTCTTTTGATTGCGCCAGTCCGTTCCTTGCCACAGCAAACGGACAAATTTACATCAACACCGAAACAGAGCATAACGAAAAATGGGTCTACCGTATGCAGGCTAGTGCAGACGACAAAAAGTACGCACAAGACACAAGGCTATTCAAAGACGCAGTAATACAAGACAAGATATTTGACAAGTTTGAATCTAGTCCTATTATTGATCAAGTACAAATGAAAGATATCTGTATCTATGCTCCCGGCGACCTAAATAAGAATAGTAAAGAAGGCAAGACTAGTTGGGATAGTTTTAGCTACGCTATTATGATGGGGCATAATGTATGGATGCATATTAACGCTGTACAAGAAGCCAATCGTCAATATGATAAGGGTGTTTCTCCCGCTATGTTGATTCAAAGACTCACTGGCAAGCTATTTAAAGACGTAGTAGATGAAATATTTGCTATTGATGATAGGACATTAGCTCTTGAAGCTATTAACAAGTATCATAAATTCTTTGAAGCTATTATCGGTACACGCGGTGCAACAGGTAAAAAGCTCACTAATGCACACACCTATGCGGATGAGTTTGATATTCCCCGAGTTGATTACAGTGACTTGAAACCTGTAAAAAATGAAGAACCTATTGTTACAACATTTGAAAGTTTATTTGAATGACACTACCTGATGAAAGATATCGAGCAGTCGTACAGACTCAAAGATTTTTGCTAAGAATCTTAACTACTCCTCGAGTGCCTAAAGCCGTTAAAGATGAAGCTCGATCATTGTTACGGCATTATCCTAGCGAGTACGATATGAGTAAGACTGCACAAACAAGTCCAGATATTTTTGCTGAACGAATGGAAGAGGTAACTCGAATGTTTAAAAAATACGAAGAAGGTAAAAATAATGAAACGTGATTACAAGGACGGTGTTCAAGAAGGAATTACATTCTTTATTGGACAAGAGATTGAACGCACCCCGGCGTTTGGTATGAAGACACTATTTGTAGTAGGTGTTCATAATTCACAAGTTATAACTAACATGGCTAAACAAAATGAGTGTACTCATTTATACTTTGGTGCCAATCAGAGCTTTCCAAACCCAGATGTTAATGATGCAGATGCCTGGCGTCCTTGGGAAGAAATGATTGAAGAGTGTTTAACTGAAGATTTTTGGTGTACACTTGACTTAGACATAAAAGCGGCAGAGGCTCTTTTGGAAAGCAGTTTAACCGAAAGCCGTAGATTTATTCCGCAGATTAGTGTAAAATTACCATATATGCAACAATTAGGCTATAACGCTACTATTAAGATTGATGACAAAGGCTTTGAAGCAACTAACCCAGGTGTGTGGTGTATTCCGCTATCTGAATTAACACAACGCAAGTATTTTACCAATTGGGACGAATACAGCAACGATGAAATTTTACTATGATTATTAAACAAGACATTCGACCACTTAAAATGATATGGGTTACTTTTCGCAAAGAAGGAATCCATTGTTACCCGGCCGCGGCCACAGACCCTAACCTAGCAACAGGAGATCAATATGATGTATCGTTTCTTGCTAATCCTCATCGTCATATCTTCCATTTTAGGGTATGGCTATCTGTCACCCACAATGATAGAGACGTGGAGTTCATTCAGTTCAAGCGGTGGCTTGAACAATTGTATTCTAGGACACAAGGTGTTTTGTCGCTAGATCACAAAAGTTGCGAAATGATGTCAGACGAACTGTATGACACTATTTCACAAAAGTATCCAAACCGTGAGGTTTGGATTGAGGTCTCCGAAGACGGAGAAAATGGTTCATTCATAAAATACTAATAAGAGGCTGCAATGGCTAAGAATTATAAAGACTACGCTTATTTCGAAAACCGTCCCGATGTTGTTAAGATCTTTGACGATCTAGATGCATTTAAGGATTTTTGTAGAATTGAGTTAGCACCGTTCGACGAAAGTCATCTCTATAACAGAGATAGTTGGGTTTGGCGGAACTTTGAAAAGAGTCTTCGTCCTAAGAAAGCATGGGACAATACTCGCAAACCACGAGGCGAATTTAATCGTAGTGGAAATTTTAATAAGTCACGTTTTAATTAATGACAATTTTTCTAATCGATTTAGAAGCAGTTGAAACTAGGTACACAGGTCAGTGGAAGACTCATGTACCTAACCTCTTACGAAAGGCAGGACACCATGTCAACATTATATCAGGTCCTACGGACATTCCTAGTGCTACCACTCCTGGAGCATTTCTCAACTTTGGCGGAACTAATATATACAAAGCTAGTCAAGTGGAGCAGATGGGTCGGCTATTTTGCAACGGATCCGTTAATCCCGGCGATCATTTTGTGTTTACTGATGCTTGGCATCCAGGTATCATTAATCTAAAGTATATGAGTGAGTTGCTGAACATTCCAGTAACTACACACGGATTATGGCATGCTGGTAGTTATGATCCACAAGACTTCCTAGGACGTCTTGTAGGTAACAAGCCTTGGGTTAGGAATGCTGAGAAGAGTTTCTTTCATGCATTTGATCATAACTACTTTGCTACTGATTTTCATATCAAAATGTTCTATACAAATTTGCTAAATGATTATCCTACAGAAAATCCTTGGTATAGTGAACATTTAGAAGAAATTCTAAATGGTGAAGAACCAAAGATTGTACGCATTGGCTGGCCCATGGAGTATATGCACGACACATTGCTACCATATAAAAATATGCCTAAACGTGATCTTATTCTTTTCCCGCATCGCATTGCACCGGAGAAGCAAGTTGACATATTCCGTGACTTAGCTACACATTTGCCACAATACGAGTTTATAGTGTGTCAGGATCAACAACTAACAAAGAATGAATATCATAATTTGCTAGGCGAAGCTAAAATAGTGTTCAGTGCTAACCTACAAGAAACACTGGGCATCAGTTGTTACGAAGGTGCAGTAGTAGACGCTATTCCTATGGTGCCTGATAGACTTAGCTATAGTGAAATGTATTCTGATACTTTTAAGTACCCTTCAAAGTGGACTGAAAGTTTTGACTTATACACGGTATATAGACCGGACCTATGTAGAGAGATAATTCAACATATAGATAATTACTCTACTCGGATACCGAGCATACATAAACAAGCGAGAGATTTACATGAACGATTCTTCAGCGCAACAGGATTACTCAATAACATCAAGTGATACTATCACTATAGATTTATCTAGTTTAACTAGTTCTAATATTGATACTATCACATTAGGCAATACTAGCAGTAGTTACTATTATACCGGTGCAGGCATTGGTGGTAACGGTACTATTACCATTTCAGGCGCAGGAACTGGCGGATTTGCAGGTATCACTGCACAAGATATTAGTACATTTAATTGGAATTTGAACGAAGAATTCGTTCACTGTCTTCCAGACCTTAACAGAGTTAAGAAAATGTGTGAAGAGTATCCAGGTTTAAAAATAGCCTACGAAAAATTTGTCACAACTTACAAACTAGTAAAAGACCATTATGACACTCCAGAAGATCAAAGACCTAAGCCTTAATTGGTTAGAGCGGCTGGACCGTAAACGTATTATTATGGATCGGCAATGTGACGAGCCGTTGTTGACTCGTTACTATTTGTTCTTAAAAGAACGTAAACATTTTCCATTCAATGTGTTTCTACACAAGTTTCACAAAGGCGATCCAGGTGATGTACATGATCATCCGTGGCCGTATTTTACACTAATACTAAAAGGAGGTTACCATGAATACACTCCTAATTTTGAAAATGGCAAAATGGTTGGAGAAACAAAGCATTGGCGCGGTCCTGGTCACTGGCGTATTTGTAGTTCTAACAGCTACCATCGTATCGAGTTGGTTCCCGGAATAACTGCTTGGACTTTGTTTATGCCAGGACCACAAAAGCGAGAATGGGGATTTCTCGTAAAGAACAAATGGATACCCAATGACAAATACCTCGAAACAAACAAGCAACATTAAAAACGGATTGATTGGTAGCACTGTAAACATTGCCCCCGGCTATGGTGCAATACCGCCGTTAACTACTTCTCAAATGTTTACAACTGGTGCAGGCACCGCAGGCGGCCCTAACAGTTTTGGGGGCAGTAGTGCAGGCGGCACTATTACACTAAATGGCGGTAGCCACATTTATGCAACTAACACTACAAGTCTAGGTGGCGGCAGTAGTGGTCAGTTTTTAACAAGCGGCTCTAACGGAACAAGTTGGACTAATAGTACTACAATAGCAGACAATATACTGGTTGCTAAAAACAATCCACCAGAATTAGAAGTCAAAGGTCGAATGGTTATCAACGGAAAAGACTTGGAAGAACGGTTAGACACAATTGAAAAAGTCTTGCAAATTCCTGAAAGAGATGTTATACTTGAAAAGAAACATCCAAAGCTAAAGAAATTATACGACGAGTATATTAATGCATTGGGCAAATATAGAACATTTGAAGCAATTAAAGGAGATGAATGATGAAAGAATTACACGAGTCAGTAGCACATACTGCTAAAGAAATAACTATTAAAGAAAATCCTGGATTTAGGATTCGATTAGAAAAACACGAAGTGATTAGTCCTAAAGGCCTGTTTAGCCTAGATATTATTCAAGAAAGTTTGAAAGACGGTAAAGTTTCCGACAGTCAAACATATAATTTCTTTATGACTAAAGAAGAATTGCAATCATTAGCTAATGGTTTAACTGCATGAAAAAAGTTTACTATACTTGGCAACAAGTAGAAGGTGCTTGTTTAGACATTGCTCGTCAGATTAACAATAGCGATTGGCGTCCTGATTATATTGTGGGTATTACTCGCGGTGGGCTAGTTCCTGCTGTGCTCCTAAGTCAATATTTAGAAGCACCTATGAAGTCATTAGATGTAAGCCTACGAGATGGCGGAGATTGTGTAAGTAACTGCGGTATGGCTGAAGATGCGTTTGGATATAATGCCGCTGAAATTGGCGATCCGTTGTGTAAAAACATTCTTGTTGTTGACGACATTAATGATCAAGGTACTACTATTGCTTGGATCAAACAAGATTGGCAATCTAGTTGTTTGCCTAACGATGCTCGCTGGGAGCATGTGTGGGGACAAAATGTACGCTTTGCTACGCTAACTAACAATCTGGCTAGCAAAGAATCAGTTGACTATTCCGTATGGGAAGTTAACAAAGCTGAGGAAGATTGTTGGTTGGTTTATCCTTGGGAGGATTTTTGGTTATGATTATTAAATCAATTTTTAAATTAATTTTAGGCATTACGCTAATTGTTCTTATTATTGCGTTTGGACCACTGGCAGGTATTTGGAGTTTAAATACACTGTTTCCAGTTTTAGCAATCCCTTATACATGGGAAACGTGGTTAGCATTTGCTGTATTGTTCGGTAGTGTTACTGGATTAGGGTACGGATCTAAGAAATGAGTGAAGATCGATTAACAATTAAAGAGATGGAGGAGAAAGTTGAACGAGTTAAAAAAGACTTGTTAACTTTACAATCCGACGGTGGCTCCAATCGTAAATTTGAAGTGCTAGGTGAATATTTAGAATATTTACAAGACGAGCTTGCCTTTATAAAAAGAGAAGCACGTGGACAATAATACTGTTACAGTAACATGGGATAATCAAAATGGATTTTGGTGGAATGAAACCTGTGCTATGGTGGTAGAAGTATTTGGATTGCCTGGTGGCAGATATAGATCAAACCCGCAACACGATTATATGAGTTTTACATTTAAAAATACAAAGGATGCAGAAATATGCCGCATACTCCTAAGCGAGAGACTATAAAAATAGCAGTAGGTATCATTGTGTTTTTAATAGTTATACCGATAATGTTTTTAACACTTCCAAAAAAAGGTGATGTTATTAGAATTGATTGCACCTGGAGTGAAATTAGTCCAGATTTTTCCAACGAAATGCGTGAAGCATGTAGGCAAGCTCGGGCAAATAATATTCAAAAAGATTTGCAAAAATCTAAATAATCCTGTATACTAGTACAAAGACATCCACGTCATTAACTCGGAGAATAAATTGACAGAATCAAGAACATATAATGGAACAGCACTAGACGCTATGTATGGTGACAGCGGCTATCAGGAAGGCACAGCACATAACTATTTGGGTTTTGTAATGAAACGTAATAAGAAACGTTTTTGGGCTGGAGATAACATCAGTGAATACATTGATGACAAAATGAAAGAACAGCTAATCAACGAAACAACAGAAGCATTTGAAAAAGTGTTAGACTGCTTGTTAATTGATCGTGAGACTGATCCCAATAGCAAAGGCACAGCAAGACGTCTTGCTAAAATGTATTTTAACGAAGTAATGGCAGGTAGATATGAAACAGCACCAGATGCAACAGCTTTTCCAAATGACTCTGCAGATCGCTACGAAGGCATGCTCGTGGTTCGCAGTGAGCTACGGTCCATGTGCTCTCATCATCACCAGCCTGTGGCTGGGGTTGCCTACATCGGTATCATTGCCGCTAATAAACTCATTGGTCTTTCTAAATATACTCGTATCGCACAATGGTGTGCTCGGCGAGGAACACTACAAGAAGAACTCTGTAATGACATTGCAAGAGAAATTATGAAGGCTACAGATTCAGAAAATGTAGCTGTATACATTCAAGCTACGCACGGATGCTGTGAAAATCGAGGCATTATGGCACATAGTTCGTTAACACAGACTACTGTACTTAAAGGTGCGTTTAATACCGATCCAGGAACAAAGAAAGAGTTTTTTGATAACATTAAACTACAACAGGAGTTTGCCCCAAGATGATATCCGACACAGAATTAAACGAAATTTATGTAAAGTATTGGAACTTAACTTCTGATCTTATCCCAGCCTATTCGGCAGCGGCACTTGCAGGGGTTATGGTTGCTCAAGCGTTAACATTATATAAAACAATGTTGTCTGAAGAAGAATTTGATTCTATGATTGATTCTATTTCAGCATCGAGAAATACCGTACAAAAATTAGACATACCGGTGCTACAATGAATCATCAAATTCCAGCAGAAGGCATTTTAAAACACAACGATTGGGGTGACTCAAAAGTTTACCGAGTTACTTGCGAATGCGGTAGTAGTGAATGCGACCATAATGTATGGGTAGAAGCAGATGACACTGGCGTTAATGTAACCATCTATACTACAAGTAGAACTAACTTTTGGTCTCAAACACGTTGGTATCATATCTGGACTTTGCTTACTAAAGGTTATATTGATACACAATCAACTGTTTGTTTGAAACGACAAGGTGCTTTGAACTATGCAGAAACATTAAAAAGTGCTATAATAGATGTAGAAGATTTTAGAACAGAGCGTAAAGAAAAGTCTGCGGTAGTAAAGTTAGCAGAGCAAGGAGATTGTACATGAATACAGCAAAGCAATTAACTGATGAATTAATTTTTCGTATGAAAACTACTGACCTAAATAAGTTCGATATTAAAAGAGAAGTTGGTGAAAATTGGTTACCGCAAGGTACTGTTCCTTTTGATATTAGTGCTAGTAAAGGTATTGCTACGTTTACAGTATGGGCCGAATCAATTCAAGATGCGGAACACCAAGTAAGTCAGTTTTTGGAAAGAGATGAAGATGAGTAAAATTAAAATAGCAGAACTGTTTTACAGTATCCAAGGTGAAGGACGTTACATGGGTGTACCGTCTGTTTTCTTACGCACATTTGGTTGTAACTTTAAATGCGCTGGCTTTGGTATGCCACGTGGTGAATCTAGCCACGAAGCAACTGATATTGCGGCAACACACAAAATGATTACGCCGTTTACAAAATACGAAGACTTGCCCTTAGTCAGCACAGGTTGTGACAGCTATGCGTCATGGCATCCGGACTTTAAAGAGTTATCGCCAATGCTTACAAGTGAAGCAATCGCGGATCGTATTTGTGAAATTCTTCCTCAGGATCATTGGAAGGATGAACACTTAGTTATTACAGGTGGCGAACCGTTGCTTGGCTGGCAACGTGCGTATCCGGACTTGATTAACAATACCAAGATGCGTGATTTGAAAGAGATTACGTTTGAAACAAATGGTACCCAGAAGCTAACTCCAGAGTTTAAAGGCTTCTTAAAAAAGTGGAACAGTGTAGTAGGCAGAGAACTTACATTTAGTGTAAGTGCTAAACTGCCATGTAGTGGTGAAGTGTGGGAAGAAGCTATCCTTCCAGAAGTAGTTTGTGAGTATGAGGAAGTTGGCACAGCATATTTGAAATTTGTAATTGCCACTGAACAAGACTTTGCTGATGCCGAGTGCGCTATTGCGGCCTATCGCAAAGCAGGATTTAAAGGACACGTTTATCTAATGCCAGTTGGCGGAGTAGAAAGTGTGTACGCAATGAACAATAAGAACGTAGCAATATTGGCAATGAAAAACGGCTTACGTTATAGTGACCGTTTACAAGTGCCATTATTTAAAAATGAATGGGGAACTTAATGAATAAATGGATTAAAAAGTTATTTGGGATTGATAAACTCGAACTTGAAAAAGGTCAAGCCCAAGAAGCGTTGGCTAATGCACAAGCAGAAACAGTTAAAGCACAAGAACTAGAAGCACAGGCTAAAATGACGCTAAAGGATCGTGCTACTGCCCGGGGTGAAGCTTGGGTCGCTGTACTAGATACTAAAGTTAATCCAGATAATGTACGTAACGGATTCTTTGAACTAGATTGGAATGATTTGTTTATTGCAGAATTAAAAAAGTCCGGTTACGGCTTTGACGGAGATCCTGAAGAAGAAATTATAGATCGCTGGTTTAGAGATTTGGCTGGTAATATGCTAGCCGAAGCAGGTCAAGATCCGTCACGTCATACTGCTGGTTTTATTAACATAACTAAACTTGCAGATAATAAGGCACAAGTAGAATGAAAATACTTGAAAATAACGAATATATTGATCAATACGATTTTAGTTCAGTTATTAATGAGCAAGACAATCAACAGGTCATGTTCACCACAAAAGAAATCATCGACTCTGGAAACTATTTTACTAACAGTCCGCCATTCCAAACTAAAGAAAATTTGTTTGCAAGGCGTGAACCCGCATTTTTAAAAATGCGCCAAAGTTTTATTTTCAGTTGCTTTATGTTTTTAGGAAGAGAAGTAAAAATTAAAAATATGATGAGTTGGGCTTATATGACCAACAATCAGAATCTCGAAGATCGAGATACATTTTGGCACAATCATCATATTAGTGATAACGACGGCACTACTGATACTATAAGCGGTATTTGGTACGTATACATTCCGCCTACATCTAATCCGGATATTACCGGTACAGAATTTGCCATGGATGGAGCTCCAAATTTTAAAGATACATTTTTTTTAAAACCAAATAGATTGACTTGGAACGTATATCCTAGTAAACTGTGGCATAGGCCCGGTATCACCGATTCGATCGATTACCGATTTATATTTGCGGCAGACATGGAATATTATAAATGACATACATTTTGGTTGATACAGCCAACACATTTTTTCGTGCTAGACACGTTGTACAAGGCTCTGCTGACATTAAGTTGGGCATGGCTTTTCATATTACACTTAACAGTATTAAGAAAGCGTGGAATGACTTCGGTGGCACTCATGTAGTATTCTGCTTGGAAGGTCGATCGTGGCGCAAGGACTTTTATAAGCCTTACAAAGCCAACAGGCAAGAAACTCGTAATGCAATGACTGTTAAAGAGCAAGAAGAAGACAGGTTGTTTTGGGAAGCGTTTGATGAATTTAAAAAATTCGTATCAGAAAAGACTAATGCTACAGTAATGCAACATCCTAACTTAGAAGCAGATGATTTGATTGCAGGTTGGATACAGAGTCATCCGGATGCAAAACATGTTATCATTTCAACAGATGGAGACTTTGCACAACTTGTAAGTCCCACTGTTAGTCAATACAACGGTGTAGGCGATTTACATATCACACACGAGGGCATCTTTGATGCAAAAGGTAAGCCGGTTAAAGACAAAAAGACTGGCGAGCCTAAGCCAGCACAAGATCCAGAATGGATGCTGTTTGAAAAATGTATGCGTGGCGATACATCAGACAATGTGTTTTCGGCATATCCGGGAGTACGCACAAAAGGGTCAAAGAATAAAGTTGGTCTCATGGAAGCGTTTCAAGATCGCAACTCTAAAGGGTATTCTTGGAACAATCTCATGTTGCAACGTTGGGTAGACCATAACGGTAACGAACACAGGGTATTAGAAGATTATCAACGTAATGTACAGTTGTGCGACTTAACAGCACAGCCCGAAGACATTAAAGTTAAAATTAAAGAAACTATTCAAACACATGCGATACCTAAAATGGTTGACCAAGTAGGTATTAGAATGTTAAAATTTTGTAATGCGTGGGATATGAAAAAGATTGCTGATAATATTCAATCTTACGCAGAACCATTCCAGGCAAAATATCCAACTACTAAAGCCGCAGTAAATTTATTTGAGTGATAAAATGAGAAAAACATGTGCAGTATGCTACAAGCCAATCCATGCAGATTGTGATTACAAACAAGGTAGATGCCCTCATCGCCCCAGCATAGCAGAAACAATAATGAACGATCCGTATAAGTCTCGATTTTTAAACTTATTTAATTTTTTTAAACGATTTAAAAGTAAATGACTTTTTGCTTAACACCTATCCCAGTCGCCGACTTAACAAAATTAGTTGGTACAAATTTTATAACACAGTTTCAAAAGGAAATTGATCCTGTTATACAACCGTTACGCAAACATATTGCGTTAGGTAGACCTGCTAGTATGGGTAAAGAGTTATGGGAATATGCCGTTGCAGACAGTATCACAGGTGGCAAATGGTGTGGTGCTGGAAAAGGTATTGCTGACGTGAGTATTGGTACTAACATTGGAATTGATGTCAAAAGTGTACAAACATTAAAAACTGCAACTACTGAAGCAAGTATGTATCAACCGCTATCTGAAACTGAGTTGTCATCGGAGTATTTTAAAAATAAAGATAAACAACAAATTTGGAATCTATACGTTAGTGGGTGGATGAAGAAAGTATCAGCTATTAAAGAGTATTATTTGTTGGCTATCTTTAGAGACTCGGACACATTAAACTGTTCACTTGCAGGATTTAAAATTAGCAATGCTACGTTACAATATTTAGATACCGCATGTAAGTTTAGCAAGCAAAATAAGTCAATGGTTGTAACATCAATCATCGATCCAACAATAGCTAATGTTAAAGTATACAGTGGTAAAACAAGATTAGAAATTAGAATTAAAGAAAAAATATTTAAAGATCCAACATATACAATGGAAATTTACAAATTTTAAGGAGACTAAAATGTCACAACTAAGTAAACTAGCAAAAGTAAATGAAAATATCAGCATCAATCGGTACGATAACGGTTGGATGGTTGAAATCGGCGGACGAGATAAAAAAGAAGAATGGAAAACTACCAAGACACTTTGCAACTCGGAAGAAGAAGTACTCACTCTGATTAAAGAGTGGAATACATTACCTTTAGATCAATAAGGAGATTAATATGTTTGGTGCAAATTATACAAGTGGCGGTGTTCTAAATTATCGTTCAGCAGAGGAAATTAACTCTGCGATGGGCCGTGTTTACGGACACATGGGTCTGGCAGTTGTTGTATCCATGCTGGTCAGTTACTTTGTGGGTACTAGCCCAGAGTTGCTACAATTCTTTTTTACAGGTGTACTCAAGTGGATTGTGATCTTTGCTCCATTAGCGGCCATTTTTGGTGTTAGCTATGTGCTAGGTAACAACCCTAGTAAAGGTACTGCACAGTTATGCCTACATGGTTTTGCGGCGCTTATGGGCTTGAGCTTTTCTATGATCTTTGCTGTATTCAACATGGGCAGTATTGTTAGTGCATTTATGGGTGCGGCAATCTTGTTTGGTGTGATGAGCGGCTATGGTTATTTTACCAAAAAGGATCTAAGCTCAATGGGTCAAATGATGTTCGTAGGATTGATTGCTATCGTTATTGCCAGCATTGTAAACATCTTTATCGGATCAAGTGTTATGGCCATGGTAATCTCAGCATTAGCAATTATAATCTTCCTAGGATTAACAGCATACGACACACAACGCATTCGTGAAGAACTAAGTGTAGATACAACACCAGCCGCTGAAGTTAGTGGTGCGTTGACATTGTATATGGACTTTATCAACTTGTTTTTAAACTTGTTACAGTTATTTGGTGATAGGAAATAATTATGACAGAGATATATGCAAAACCAATTGTAGATGGCAAATTTTGGATTGTGGAAAAAGACGGCAATAAAATTGCCACACTACATAAAAAAGAAAATAATAAATTTGTTCTTAGTAGCACCAATGGTGAAGTTATGTTTAATAAAAAAGATGATCTTACTAAACAATTTGGACAAGGATTCTTTTTAACAAGTGTTAAAGTAAAAGTTACACAACCGGATGTCTATGAATGTCACGGATATCCGACTAGTTGCAAACCGTACAATGCAATGTATGATGTCCAACGTAAACTACCGTTGTTTACAAAATCAAATGCCAGTAAGAGCTTGTACTGTGCAGGCTATTATGTAATTAAATTTGACAAGGGATGGGTTAAGAGTTTCTGTCCAAAAGCAATCACTATCGAGCGTTACCCAAGCAAAGGTCCTTTTAAATCAGAGCTTGAAATGAAAACGGTATTGGCAAATGCAAAATCAGATTAACCTAAGTCCTATAACTCAATTTGCTCAGCTGGTAAGAGCCGCAGAACTATCTCAGAGCAAAGAGGTTAAGATTCCGATTCAGCAGGCTAGGTTAATGAATCTAGCCCTTATTGAATTAATGGATCAACTACATCAAGACTACGAAAGCATGTATACTGCATTAAAACGCAGTATCGATACCGAAGTTGTAACTGTAACAATGGACGGTGGTGGCTTAGAAGACCCTAAATAGAGATAAATATATGCGTATATTACTCGGACGCATATTATGTCAAGACCTAAGCCAAAAGTGCTATTAGAGCACATAGATAAGAAAACTTATAAAAGCGAGCAGATCCTCGAGGCCGAAGCCATCTGGGCTGTGTTCTATAAGAATGAACCCTTCAATTTAAAAAGCTCAAATAGCCTAACAAGTTACCCAGGCCCAAAATATAAAAAAGTGTCATTCAGTAATCCTGGACATGCTCGCAACTTAGCCAAAAAATTAAATTTAACTTTTGGCACTACTAATTTTCAAGTTGTCATGTTAACCCAGGGCACTGTTCTAAAATGATTAACAGAGATGTGTTAACCAAAATATTTTTACAGCACTGGGGTAAAAGTATAGACGATGCCAATTTAAATTTGTATTCTCACAAATGGTGGCAATCAAATCGAGCAAATAAAAAAAATGCTTTTCGATTAAGTGATGAGGGATTTGATTTTCTAACCAATACCTTAGAACTTCATATGTATGAAGTTCCATTTACTGAGCCAATCGAGCTTAGTCCACAAACAATTATCTTTTTGGAAAGATACATTGATTGTCCGTATTATCTCACAAACCAAAGTATTACAGTGTTCTCCGAACGTAAAAGTTTTGAGCTGTATTTGTTTTCCGACGACATTAGAAAATTTGGGCTAATTAAGGCCATGAATGAACGTGAAAAAGAGTTAGCTAGCCAAAAAAACGCTTGACAATACCTGCGCTTTCCTTTATAATACATACATAGACAGTAAAACTTAACCCGCATTTTTATAAAGGAAATAGTATGAGCGAAGTTATTAGCCGGACAGTTAGCCCCAAGGGCGCGAAAAAGTCTTTGCGTAAGGCTTTTAAAAATAAACGTCCAATCTTTATGTGGGGTCCTCCCGGAATCGGTAAGTCGGACATTATCAAACAACTTGGTATAGAGCTTGATGCTCATGTCATCGACGTTCGTTTGAGCCTTTGGGAACCTACCGACATTAAAGGTATTCCTTACTTTGACTCAAACACTAGCAAAATGGTTTGGGCTCCCCCAAGCGAATTGCCAGATGAGGAAATGGCAAGTAAGCATAAACAAATTGTATTGTTTATGGATGAAATGAATAGTGCGGCGCCTAGTGTACAGGCCGCGGCTTATCAATTGATTTTGAATCGTCGTGTTGGCACTTACAAACTTCCAGACAATGTTGTTATGGTTGCCGCAGGTAACCGTGAAACAGACAAGGGTGTTACATTCCGTATGCCTGCTCCATTGGCTAACCGTTTTGTTCACTTGGAACTTACAGTTGATTGGGATGACTACTTTGAGTGGGCTACTGAAAACAAGATCCATAAAGATGTTGTAGGCTTTTTAACTTTCTCTAAGAAAGACTTGTATGACTTTGATCCAAAATCTAGCTCACGTGCATTTGCTACTCCACGTAGCTGGTCATTTGTTAGCGAGTTGTTAGTCGATGACGACTGCGATAATGATACACTAACTGATTTGATCAGCGGCTCCGTTGGAGAAGGTCTTGCAGTTAAGTTTATGGCACACCGTAAGATTTCAAGCAAGATGCCTAACCCTACAGATATCCTGTCAGGCAAAGTTAAGAAAATGGAATCTAAAGAGATTTCAGCAATGTATTCTTTAACTGTGTCACTATGCTACGAGCTTAAAGATGCTTGCGATAAAAATGCCAAAAATTGGAATAGCCAAGTTAACAACTTCTTCCAATTTATGATGGATAATTTTGAAACAGAATTGGTTATTATGGGAACTAAGTTGGCATTGTCTAGCTACAAGTTGCCATTAGATCCAGATGAGATCGACTGTTTTGAAGCGTTCCATCAAAAGTTTGGTAAGTATATTGCACAGGCTACTGAAAAAGAAAGCCGTTAATTGAGCTTAGGTTAATTGACAGGACCTTCGGGTCCTGTTATAATATATACATACTGAAACATTAGGAGCAAAAATGTCACATACAGATCCAATTATTGATAAAATTATTGTAGCACGGGTAGGCTTGCTACTACGTCATCCATTCTTTGGCAACATGGCTACACGCCTTAAAATTGAAGAAGCTACAGATTGGTGTATGACAGCGGCTACTGACGGTCGTACTATATTTTTTAGCCGACCATTTTTTGAACCCCTTACTGTTAAGCAAATTGAATTTGTTATTGCACACGAGATTCTGCATAATGTATTTGATCACCTGGCCCGTACTGAAGGCAGAGATCGTCGTATTTTTAATGCGGCGGCAGACTATTGTGTAAACGGTCAATTAGTACGTGACCGCATCGGCGAACCTCCTCCAGATATTAAAATCTTTCATGACCCAAAGTATTATAATTGGAGTTCTGAACAAGTATACGATGATATTTTTGAAAAGCATGACGAAGAAAGTTTAGCGGCATTAGGTCAATTACTTGACGATCACGTTGACTGGGGTGACAAAGATGCTAACGGAAATAAGCCTAGTTACTCTAAAGAAGAACTAAAACAGATTCGTGATGAAATCCGCGAAGCAACAATGCAAGCGGCACAGGCAGCGGGTGCAGGAAATACACCGGCTAACATTCAACGAATGATTAAGGAACTTACAGAACCTAAGATGAACTGGCGTGAAATTATCCGTCAGCAAATCCAAAGTACTATTAAGAACGACTTTAGTTTTATGCGTCCTAACCGTAAAGGCTGGCACATGGGTGCTATTCTTCCAGGTACTAACTTTAAAGAAACAATTGATATTTGTGTAGCAATTGATATGTCAGGTTCGATCGGTGATGAGCAAGCCAAAGATTTCTTAACAGAGATCAAAGGCATCATGCAAGAGTATCAAGAATTTAAAATTAAAGTATGGTGTTTTGATACTCGTGTTTATAACGAAGCAGACTTTGATGGTTACTCAATGGACGATTTTGATGACTACCAACCAGTAGGCGGTGGTGGCACTGAGTTTGATGCCAATTGGGAGTACATGAAAGAAAATGATATTCATCCTAAAAAGTTTATCATGTTCACTGATGGTTATCCTTGGGGCTCATGGGGTGATGAAGATTACTGTGATACAGTTTTTATCATTCACGGAAACAATAAGATTGTGCCGCCATTTGGCGAGTATGCTTATTACGAAGAAGTTAAAGAAACGGCTTAAGATGGCACTTAAAAATGGTAAACCCAATCCTCTAAACTATTTTGACTTACGGAGGGTTGAGTTTGCCTGCCCTCATTTTAAGTACACAACATTAGATAGATACACTCCTAGCTTAATCAAAAACATTAATACCTGGATCAAAAATAATCTAAATAATAGGTATTATATAGGGCAAGGGATTGCACTAGATAACAACACATTTATCTATACAACAGCTATCGGTTTTGAAAGTGAAAAAGAACTTAGTTTCTTCACAATTGCCTGCCCACATTTACAACAAAGATAATTACTATTGTATTTTACAAAGGAGATACCATGACTGATAATGTAGAACAAAATACAGCAGAGCAAGAAGCACCTGCAACGCAAGAAGCAAACAACGATCTTACTATCAATGATTTAAACGCAATGAAAGTAATCATCGATATTGCCAGTTCACGTGGTGCATTTAAGCCGAACGAATATGCGGCTGTAGGACAAACATATACTAAACTAACAGCATTTTTGGATCAGGTTGCTAAACAAGCTGAGACTGCAAAAACAGGAGCATAATTATGCAATCATTAAAACACGTAGGTAGAATCAAAGCAACAGGTAAAAAAGTACTAGTTGCTTATCGAACACTACCTGGTGACGCTTATAGCGCACTAGTTATACCAACAGAAAGCATGCCAGATGAGATGCATAATGCTATTATTAATTGCGTCGAAAGTTCATCTGCCCAAGAAGCATACGAATTTGCAGAGGCATTAGATCGCACACAATTTCCAGACGGAAGCAGAATGTTGCCAAATTTACATTCAACTCGTCGTTTGGTAAAAGTCAGTACTGATCAAATTGAGATGACCCCAACAATCGGTGTATCTGTATTGTTGTCAGAACTTAATCAAATTATTGCTGAACAACGTGGTATTGCGGTCGACGGCTTGTGTATTGCCCCAGGTAGTCACGATAAGACTCAAGTAGTTGAAGTTGCATCTGCAAGATCTATGCCTTCTGAAACTGCTGATGTTGGTAAAACTACATCTGCGAGTGTGAACGAAACAGCTCCAGAAGTAACTTCTTTTACTGACTCGGAAGCTGAAGCAAAACACTATCGTAGTCAAGCAGATAAGTTTGCAAAGCAAGCGGCTGAATTTAGACGCAAAGCTGAAGAACTTGCACCTGCTAAAAAGAAAGCTAAAGATACAGTGTGACCGAACCGGGAAAAACTCTTCCCAAAGAAGTAATTGAATGTTGGCCCGAAGTATTCGGAGAGATAAAACTTAATGTGTTACCTCTTAGGTATTTACATGCAGTATTGATCACATTTAAAGACGGAAAAGTTTGGGAAATAAAAGTTACTGCAAAGACTAAACGTGAAGGTTGGGAGTCTTTTGAACAATCGCTGTCTGAATTATTTAAGACCTATGAACAAAGAATTGATAACATAGATTTTAAACTTGATACAGAACGTGTTAAAAAAGATATTGAAAAAACAACCAAAAAATTCCTTAAAGAAAGAAAACTTAGATGAAAGTAAAATTAATTAGTGTTAGTGAGCCTAGCAAAGAAATGGTTGCAGAAGGCATGTATGATGTACAAGAACTAATTGCATTTTGCGCTAGGGTAAGTAATCCTAGTAATCAATTTAACACAGAAACTAGTGAAAAACTAATCAAGTATCTAGTCAAACACAAACATTGGTCTCCTTTAGAAATGGCTAGTGCTTGTTTAGAAATCACCACAACTCGTGATATTGCTCGTCAAATGTTGCGTCATCGAAGTTTTAGCTTCCAAGAATTTAGTCAACGATATGCAGATCCTACCGCTGAGCTCGACGAAGCGTTTGTATTGCGTGAAGCAAGATTTCAAGACACAAAGAACAGGCAAAATAGTGTAGCATTTGACCCCAACAATGAAGAACAAAAGTTGTTAGCTATTGAATGGGAACGTGCTCAAAAACGTGTACTGTTTAGTGTTAAACAAGAATACGCCTGGGCCATTAAAAACGGTATTGCCAAAGAACAAGCTCGTGCTGTGTTGCCTGAGGGACTTACTGTAAGTCGTTTATATATGAATGGAACATTGCGTAGTTGGGTACACTATATTGAGTTACGTGCAGGCAATGGAACTCAATTAGAGCATCAAGAAATTGCTAAGGCATGTGCAGAAGCAATTACTGAAGCGTTTCCAATGATAAATGATTTTGTTGAGAATTAAAAATAACTTCTAGCCAACTGTAGTTATTGATCCTTGCTAATGCCGGTATATTGCCGGCATTATCTTGACCATACTGTCTGCCGGCGAGTGCGCCCGAGTAGGCATAAAATCCATATTGAGCAGTATCACTGAGTGTACACCAAGCGTCTAATCTCTCAGTAGTTTCCGCATCTATTTGCCCGGCTATGGTTTTACTTGCTAGTTTAGCACACTCACGAAACGCTGAACGCCATGTAGTGAATGGATCTGTATTGAAATTATTAATATTAGAAATTTCATCCATTGCCCTAAATCGAGGACTAATACTTGTAGTCATGTCAGGACTAGTTACATCTACATTTATAGTTAAATTGGTTGGTAATAGTTTAACTCCACCGTTACCATAAACTAATCCGTTAACTGGATTTTGGCTTTTCCACACATGAACAATGTCTCGATCATATTGCGGCAACATCAAACTAAAATCAAAACTATCTGCTATAACAGCATCACCATCAACAACCCAAAACATAGGAGTTGTTGCTAGTTTTGCGGCTTCTATATGTGCCTTATGTATGCCTTTAACTCCGTGTATACGTTTAGCCCTAGGAAAGTATGTTTTTAACAAATTCCAATTTTCTTCTGCGTTTGGCTCATTATAGCTGATAAAAACAATGTCGTAGGGTCTTAGCGAGCTGGTTATTTCGTCGTGTTCTTTCTTGTTTATAATATATCGGAAATCAACCTCTTTTTTACTCACAGGCGCTTTTTGTGTAGTAAGTAACATCAAGCCGTTATATTTGATTTCTTCTATATCTTGATTTTTGAACACATGATTTTCTGTTCTGTCGTAGTCATACGTGCCGTCTAATGGGTCATAGTACAGATCAAAAACAGACTCTTTAGTAACTTGGATTTCTGGCCAAATACACCAAAATAAAGGTGCAGTTTCTGTTTGGTGTATTTTTAAATATTCTTCGTAAGTGTTAATGTAATATCTAGGATATCGAAATCGGCTTGCAACAATGTCATACTCCTTTCTATTAATTAACATTTTATAGTTAACTTCTTTTTTTGAAACTTGCTTAGTTTTGCTAAACAATGTTAGTCCGCTTATATAAGATTCTGCATCATTACATAAATTTTTCCAAACATGATTTTCTTGTTTATCGTAAGTGTTATGATAGCTAAATTGTAAATTAAAAATTGAAGTATCCAGGACTTCTATGTTAGACCACACTGCCCAGAACATATCTGTAGTACACGTTTCTAAAGCTAGCAAGTACTCGTCGTAGTTATTAATCTTAAATTGTTGGTAAGGAGCCGGGGCACTTGCTAGTACATCTACTTCTTTTTTATTTGTAAAAAATCTATAGTCAGCTTCTCGTTTGCTTACTTTTAAATTTTTCGGAAATAAGCAAACTCCGTCAAAAAAATCCCCATTTTGAAATACATGATTATAAGTCATATCCCACTCTGGAACTTTATAATCAAAATTGAAAGATTCATTTATAATTAGATTGTCCCATACAACCCAGAACATTTTAGTAAATGATTTTTTAGATGCTGATATTAATGCTGAATAGATATCGCTTTCTATCGGCACACGTTTAGCATTAAGGAATCGTGATTTTAGTCTATAAAAATCACTGTCATTCTTTCCTATAAAAATAATATCATACATTACGTTGACGTATTATCCTAGGAGTGTTTAGATATATTTGTTTAAAAAATTTAGAACCGTCTTCGCCGAGGTCTGCTAATTCTAAACCACAGTCATGCTTTAATGTTTCACCCAATCCCATAACTTCATAGGACAACATGTCCGGAGTAATCTTACTATACTTTTCTTTCCATTGCTCAGTAAGATACTCAAAATCTCGTACTTGGCTATAATCCCAATCAGTACAATTGGTTAGATATGCTCCTTCGCGGGCGCCGTATAAAGACCATAAACCATTCTCTACATCTTCACCAATTGTACACCATATTAATAATCGTTGGTAATTTTGCCACCAGACTTTTTTAACATCAGGAACCTTTGCTCCTTGATCTAAAGACATCTTTACACCTTCGCGAAACCCTGCTCTCCATGCTTGAAACGGAGTAGCGTTAGTAAAGCTCTCGCTATAATTTTCGTTAAACTGATAATACCTCTCATCAAAGCAAAACTCAACTCGACCTTTAGGATCGTCTGGATCTGAGTTTTCATGTGTTTTCATTTCGTTGACAAATTTGCGTGTCCACATTTTTAAACCGCCGTTGCCGTACATGAGTCCGTTAACATGCACTCTTCCGCACCAGCTAAAGACATTCTCGCTTGTAAGCCCGAGAGCGTCTAAATCAATTTCAACTTCAAAGAATTTTGGATCAACAATATTGTCTGCATCAACCGTGATAAAATATTCAGTTTCACTTTTAGCGGCGCAGGCTTTGTGTGCGGCATCACTACCTTTAACTCCGTGAACACGTTTAGCCCACGGTACTTTGCTACATAAGTCTGCATAATTCTTCTCAGCATTTGGTTCATCATAACTTAAAAATACTATGTCCTGATCAATAACTTTTATAATATTACTCATATATAACCTTTAATCCATAAGTTTTAAAAACTAACTTACTGCTAATAGCAATTTTTTCTAGTTTAGTTTCAATGTCAGATTCAAACGGTACTGTCACACAATCCGATGTTAATAATTCTTGTGTTGCTATAAAAATAGTTCTAATTAAAAAATCACTATCATTTTCTAATGTGACAAAAAATACTAATTTAGATGATAAAATTGAATTATAAGTATTTTTAAAATCTCTACTTAAACTAAAATTCCAAACTTTATCTCTCAAATTCCATTCAACAATACACTCAGCACTATTGTTAAATTCTGTAATCCATTCAAAGACTCTGTTGTTAAAGACATATCCTGAAAATTCATTAGTGGTTGAAAGTACAGTTGTTTTTCCAGAATCTTTGTGATATCCAATTTGATAGTCTTTAAACTGACGCTTGCCCGTTAAAAAAGGTTCAGCATCTTCAAAGTTAACTTCAATACCGTGTTCATATCTCGATGTCTTTTCATTACTTACTGAAAAGATTTCACCAGTCTTTTTATCATAGTAGATATAATACTTATGAGGTAGATTAATCTGTGGTTTTCTTTTGGCCATCAGCCAACTCCTCTAATCGTTTGATAATTTTATCAGTTAAGAAATTCTTTTCTACATAATGAAATAGTTTTGATTGTTTAATATTTCCCACTACTAAATCACCTCTAGTAGTTAATACAGTATGTACACCATCTTGCCAGCTTATGGGAGCCATATCCCATCCTTGTATAGCTGGTTTCATGTGTGTAAATTCTAATGGGCTACAGGTATCAATTACATTATGCATGCCTGTTATTTCAATAACAATCGCTGTTGCTAAATCCATACTTAACCAATTTTGATACTCGTTAGGTGCAAACTGCGTATAGCACCATTCCCAATTGTTGCAAACAAATTCTAACACTTTATAAAATTCATACGCAGGCATTGTCTTTTTAAAATACTGTAGTGCAAAGTAAGGACTAGTTAATTTATTTGTAGTAAATGATTTTCTATGTACCGTATCGACGACAATATCATTTTTATGATTTTTAATACGTCCACAAAATTTTAAATCATGGTTACTGCAATAATACCACCATTCGGTTATATCTTCTAATAACAACATGTCAGTATCTAATACTATTGTTTCCTCGTAAGGAGTAACATGATAGAATTTCCAACGATTTTCTGCTTGGTATCTATTACCTTCTTTGTACCAAGGTATAGGTATAATGTTGTCAAACGCCCATTTATATTCTTCAGGAACTTCGTTATTTGTAATTAAAGAAATATTTGTTGTTAGTTGTTGGCTAAATTTAATACTTAGGGCCAGCGCATACGCCTGTTGTACATAGTCGACATCTTCTGTATTTTGAGCGAGGACTAAGAAACCTTTAGACACCAGTGCCGCCTTCAATAAATCTAGATAGACTAAATTTATTCATTACGTGTACGTCTATTCCGTTGGTTTTTGCAAGAATGTATTCGCCAAAATAATTTTGTTTTTCAACTAAAAACTTCATTTTATTATTGTCAATGTCTAAAAGAATATCTTTATCTAATATGTAAGACATTGTGCCAGGTAATTCTGTGGCAAAGCCGCCATTACTTTTTCCGTTCATTATATGTATAGCAATACTAAATGCAAAATCATTTCTAAATGCCATAGAATCAATATTATACAACATTCTAAAGTATTGCCAATTTTCTTTAATGTAAGTTATTAGATTAAAAAATGCTTGGCTAATAGAATTTTTTTCAAAGACAAATACAGTTGCCCAATAAAAGGGAATACTGTAACTGTTTAATCTAGTAAATGCACTTTTATCTCGCCAACCTGCAATATCAAAACTGCGTTGGTAAATTTGGAAATCTGCATCTATATCAAACGCAGATTTTAATATACTAGAACTAATGATATAATCACTGTCTAATACTAGTGTCTTATCATAGGGTGTTAAATTGTAAACTTGATTTCTAGACAGATTTTTCCAATCAAACTTTTTTGATATCACAGTACCATCGTGGAATTCTTTCTGACCGCTAGCATCATCTTGTAAAACAATAATTTTATCAAAACAATGATCTGGACAAGATTCTTGTAACCAGTCAGGGCTGTCTGTTATAATACTTACAGGAATTTGTAAATACTTTCTTACTCGTTCGGCTGCAAAGACAGCTAATTTGACATAGTCAATGCCTCCGTTATTAAGAGCAAAGATTATCGCACCGCGTGTCATAACTCGATGATGTCTCCAATTTTTCTCTTTGATTTGATTTCAGTAAATTTGGCCGAGTACTCGTTTAACACTTCGAAATAAATTCCTACTATTGTATCAAAAAATTCTTGTACTTGAGGTATTACTACTGGAAAATTATTAGCATCTATAAATGCTACATCAGTATCATGCCCCAGATCCAATGCTGTTTTCGTGAAATTAATAAGTTCAGAGGTAATGTTAAATGTGCCGCCGTTGATATAGTAGACTAATTTTTGATTAAATTCTTCTAAGATTATTCTGCGTTGATTTGAAAGAGTAGCCATATAATTGGCTACAGCAAACGCTTTTTCAATACGTTCGTCCATGATTATTCTCCAAGGTAATTACTATTATACAGTATAGTAATTAGCTTGTCAAGAGTAATTAGTTAGACAGATTGAATTGTTACTACTCTAGTAGTTCCTGAACCGTTGAATACTATAGTAAATGTTGCGGTTCCAGTAGAACCACCAAAGTCACCTAATGCCCAATATGTTCCGCGGGCATCTAATACATTGGTTGATCCATTAATAGTAAATATTCCGTTTGGAATGCCATAGTCGAAACGATAATACCACTTGGTGGTGCTATTAACTTGAGTAGGAGCGGTTACTGTTTCATTAGCAGTTATATTTCCAGAATACGATCTTGATCCCAGTGCATTGTTCGAATCTCTAGCTGTAATAGTAAAGCTGTAACTACCAGCAGTTATTACTGTTCCAGATAAATTTCCGCCGGTATCTAGTGTAAGACCCACTGGTAAGTTACCACTAGTACAACTGTAACTGTAAATACCACTGCCATTAGATGCACTAAAGTTAGCGGAATAATTGCTTCCAGAAGTTGGTGCATTTAGAGAGGCAGGAGATATACTTAAATTTATTGAACTATCTGTCACCACGATTGTTCGTAGTGAAGATATCGGGGTTGAAAATGACGGGTCAGAATAAAATCGAATATAACCAGTTTCTTGGCCTTCTGTAAGATTATCTGCTCTAATATACATACGCAACGTCGATCTTGATCCTGGGTTTATCCCCAATCCTCCTGATAAGCCTGTTAAGCTAAGATCAGCAGTAGTAAGGCCGCCAGAGACTAACCAATATATCGGGCTAGATGGAACTTTTTCATTTGTATCAACATATATAAGATACTCAGTACCTTCAGAAACCGTGTCTGTAGTACCGACTGTAAACTGATTGCTACTAAAAGTGTATATCGGCGGCACTGTAGTTGATGAATCAGTAATTGTGATTGTAGGACTAGTTGCAACTAATGTTCCAGATGGGCCACTGGTACGCAATGTTATAGTGACCGTTTCGCTGGAGCCATCGGTGAATTCGTCTTTTTTAACAACTCGCGTAAAGGATCCAGAATTGTTATTAATCGGTACCGTTCCACTATTCTGGCCATCTGTAAAATCTTCGCCGATGGTAGTTCCTATATTTTCCCACCACAAGACACCAGTTCCAAAATTAGCAGTTGTAACAGTATATAAAATAGCAGTACCACCTGCTGGTCCAAGTGCGCCTGTCCCTTCTGGTTGTGTTCCTGATTGACTTGCTGTAATCTGATACGTTATACCAGTTAATGATGTATCATTAACGATTATGTTTGTAGAAGAAGCTACGAGTGGGCCCGATGTTGAACCTGTTCGTAAAACTATTTGTACACTTTCAGGGCCTTCAGTTAATACATCATTACTCACTGAACGACTAAACGATGCTGTATTGCTGTTGATCGTGATACTGCCACTGTTTACACCGTCAACAAAGTCAGCGGCTTGAGTACTACCGCTATTGGTATAATATACCACGGTACCATTAGGCAAGTTAGTTGTTGTAACAGTATAGGAAATAGTAGTACCTTCGTTAGTTGTCGATACATTAGGAGTTAACGTATAAGAAATAGCGTTGCTACCACTTGGTGTTACAACAAAATTATTAGCAATACCTATTGTAGGAGTTGGTATTGATACATTGCTACCTGTTGGTCGAAGCATTTGTATTACACTAGTAATCCTACCGTCCACTGTTTCATCTACACCAAACGGACCGTACGGACCATACGTTGTTGGATTTGGGTTGAGAGAATCATCACGCCATTCTAGTGTGAATTGTATGCAAGCATTAGACCCGGCTCCGGCATTACCGTCAGTAAGTTTTGCGTATATTCTAAACTTGTTATCTGCATAAGCACCACTTGGGGCTAATCTTTCAAAAATCAATATATCAGATGTAGTGAGATTATAAAATCCTACGGCTTGAGGTGACCCAGATCCAGTGTTCCCGTTAGTTAGTTTATTAACTGTTGTGTTATAAGAAAAATAAACTATACCCATACCTGCAACGCTGTCTAACATGGTAGTCCATGTTGCATTTTTTAATCCGCCGGACCCGTCATTTCGTCCAGTGAATAGTTCTAGTTGGCCCCTAGCATTAAAAAAGTATCTGGCAGCATCATAGCTGGTAAATTGTACCGTAGATGTTACGGTTAATACGCCATTCCATGCATTAAGATAACTATCATTATACAGTGTTTCTCTAGTAGATTGTGTTGCCGGTAATGCACTAGCACCTGTCGCTCCAGTTAATTTATTAGTTGATGCTAAATCAGCAAGAGCTTTATATGCGGCGCGATCTGTTTCTGTAATCTTTGTCCCACCAAATCTACAAATCATTGATCCAATTCCGGTACTTAACGTAAATACGCCACCACCCTGGTTAGAAGATATTGTAAATGTTGTTGCACTTTCGATAGTTTTAACGTAGTAAGTGTAATTAGTTTGTACCCCGCCTAGCAACGAGTCTCCAACAAATATAATTGGACTATTAACTGCTAGTTGAGACGTAGTGCCCGTAGTAAGTAAATTTGTATTGATCGCAGTTTGTGTTATTGTAATATCAAAATAGGGAACTGCTAAAGTACTAGATAAATCAGTACCAGTTTGATGCTGGCGGGCACGTAATATATCAGTACGTAAGTTAGCCCATTGAGTGTTGGTTATTTTTGCATATTGGGTGACTTGACTACTGGCAACAGATTGCCCGTACCCTGTAGATCCTGATCCTGTAGCTGTGGCTCCAAGAACCGGAGCAATTACACTTTGAATTGCGTTATAGTCCGTCCATTCAATTTTATTACCTTGTCCCGCTGCCATGAAATTCCTTTATTATGCCAAACCAGTGGTAGTTGCTGGTGGTTTAGATACTGATACGTTATCACCTGTAGCATAATATACTTGTACTGTAGATGTTAGAAGACCGTCCGGATTCTCATCAACTGGACCGCCGGCTGCGTCTTGCATACCTATTGTAAAAATAATTTGTTCTAGTCCTATATTTCCTTTTCTAGCTAAGATAAAATATCTATTATTTGCATAGGCGCCACTCGGGGCTAATTTTTGAAATATAAGTTTATCAGTAGTATCTAATTCGTAGTAGCCAATAGTCGCGGCAGGATCGCCTGTACCACTACACTCGGTCGAATTGTGTGTAAAAGTAATAGTATCCATACTACTAAACATAGTAGTCCACGTATTGTTTTTAGTGTTTGATGTTCCTAGAGATCTAGCGGCTTTGAATTCTACTTGGCTACCTGTATTAAAAAAGTATCTAGCAGAATTAGGAGTATCAAAAGTAACTGTTACTGTTTGTGTTAAACTACCTTGCCAAGGTGTAGCACGTTGCTGTACTCCTACTAAATTTTCTCTAGTTGCTTGACTAGCCGGTGGAGTTATTAATCGATTTGTTTGGTCTTGTGCTTCGTTTGCCAGTTCGTTAAATGCTAAACGATCTGCTTCTGTAATATTTTCAAGTGCGCTAGCAACATTTAAAAAAGCAGACATGTCGTTGCCTGTTTGATGCTGGCGAGCTTTTAATAAATCAGCTCTAAGATTATTCCATTGAGCATAGGTAGCATTAGTTCTGCTTGTTACTTGACTACTAGATACTGGTTGCCCGTACCCAGTGTTACCAGATCCTGGTCCTAGCACTAATGCCACTTTTGATTGTATGACGTTATAGTCCGTTGCTAGAATTGCAGAATATTGGCCAGCCATTTTTTATCCTTTATATACCTGAATTATTTATTTTTATAATATAACACATTCGACAAGTTTGATGCCGGCATCATCACTTGTTTCTAATGCTATACCAAATACACCCGGAGCATGTGGAATGCCAACTTGTGCAGTACCGTCTTTGCCTGCAATTAATTGATCACCTTTTTTAATAGTACCGGATACTTTAACTGGAATACGGCCTTTTAGTGCAACAATTGTGCCGCCTTCTAATTCAAAATTCATCAAATAGGCTGGTTTATCACTAACAGCACCCAATGCTCTATCACCTTCTTGACAGGCTGTTACTTCAAATGCTCCGCCAACTGACATAACAGTACCTACTTCGTATTCAGCATCTGCTAGATATTTTTCAGCTAAGTCAGCGTAGTTTGCACTAGTTGCAGTACCAACAAAATATGTACCTTTAACTGCTCCTGCTAAAATATTTACGCCGTTAATTGTCTCATCGGCACTTGTTCTAACTACAATAGTTCCAGAACTTGATATCGAACTTGCATTTCTAAAATCAGCGCCTACTGCTAGTTGATTTGCTTTGGATGCAGTTCCTTCTAAAGACACTGCATATATAGTTTTAAATCTTTGTGTAGCAGTACCTAGATTTGTAGCGTTGTCAACTCCAGGTATAACATCAACCCCCACTAAACTTAATGGAGTTTTTGTTAATCCCGAAACTGTTGTTTGAAAATTGATAGTAGTATTTTGACTTTGTAATGTAGGAGTTTGTCCAGAATTAAATAGTCTAAACCTTGGTGTAGATCCTACAGTAAAACCAGTATCAGAAAATGCTACAGTTGCCCCAAATTCGGCCGCATCTGATAAAATAAAGTCGCTAGCTGTATATCCTTCTAATCTGTCCGAGTCGGTTGCGGTTCCATGGAATTTATAGTCTGTTGATTGCCCTGGATTTGCATTATCATTAGCATACGCTAGTGTAAGACCTTGATATATCTTTGTAAATCCATCAAATGGTGTTTGCAATGTCCATGAATCATCTGCATTAGAGCCTTGATCTTTGTTAATAATAAAGACGGTTTGATTGTTTATTTTGCCGGCAATAACATCATGTGTTGTTCCAGTGCTATCACGAAGTGCCAATGATTGCATT